AGCAATACTCGTAACAAGGTTATAACTACTTGCTGCTGCAGCACCTCTTACACGAGATGAAGCACAAATGTTAAGATAGTCAAGGAATATCACATCAGGTTTAAAGTTTTTCTTCTGTTCAAGTTCATTTAGTAAGTGTCTAAAGTGACCAGAATGAACAGAACCAGTAGGGTACTCTTTAATAACAAGTTTCCCTGTGGTTTTTGTTTTGTATCTGCTGAGTCTTTTTTCATAAACATCTCTTGGAATCTCATTCACTTCGTCCATTGTAATATCCATAATGTTCGCATCAATACGACGGCCGATTTCTTCTTCAGCCATTTCCATAGTAATATAGAGAACATTTTTGCCATACATGAGATGATTAGCTGCCATGTGACATTTGAGTAGTGATTTACCACCCCCAGTCGTAGCAAGTAATACAGTCATTGATTTACGAGGTAAACCACCTTTAGTAATTTTGTTTAGAATATCGATGTCAAACGGAATACGCTCTTCTTTACGATGATAATGCTCATAACGATCTTCATAGTCATTTAAGAAGTCGTGACCAACACTTGAGTCAAAAGATATACCTAAGCTATCTTGTAATAGTTTTGGAATATTACCTTTATCGTTTTCACCATCTTGTCCGTCGAGTATAAGAATACTTTTACGAATACTATTATACAAGTCTTTGTCTTGGCAAAACTTCTCAGTCTCGTCAAGCAAGAACTGTGCGTTAGTTGTTTTGTCAATCTCAAACTCACCCAACATATCTTGGATGGTATTATAAGTATCTTCGTTTAAGTCTTTACGCTTTTCGAGCGAGAGCTTAAGAGCCTCTATGGTGGGAGGCTCCTTGTATTGCTCTACATATTCAGTAACAGAGTTAAAGATTTTGCGATAAGAGATATCTTCAAAGTAATCATCTTTCAGATAAGGAAAAACCTTTCGGCTATATGCCTCATTCAGTATCAGATTCGATAAGATCGTCTTCTCTATCATCTTTAGCTTCTCCCATTTCAAGTGTAGTTAATTTGAATTTCTTTTCAACATACTCATTAAATCTTGGGTCGGCAATCAGTCCTTCAAAGAACTCATTGTCTTGTTCAATATCTTTTAGTCTACGCTTAGGTTCAATTACTTCACCCGTGTCCATATTAACTAAATTATACCACCCTTGATTTGCTTTAGCCAAATGGCCAGATTCAAGTGCCAACTCGAATAAACTTGAGTACTTCTGAATACCTGTATCATATAACACAGTAAATGGTAGTTTGGCTTTCTCTTTAACATACCTGGATTTCTCAATATTAATTGTGAACTTAAACCCTTTCAGGTCAGTACCTTCTTTCTGTTGAGATTTACCAATGATAAAGATTTGGTTAGCCGAATAGTAAATACCTGTACCACCAGAAACAATGTTCTTAGGGAATAGACCAATCTCTTTATAAGTGTGGTTGATCGCTACCAATGGAATATCTTTACCTGTTAACTTAGGTGTAACAATTCTGAATAATGATTTGAGCTGTTTTGCTCTTGTCATATCAGCAACTGATTTTTCGTCTAGGGCATCTTGTACTTCTTTACGAGAAGCTAAGTTACCAATAGAGTCAATCATTATAAAGACTTTATCTCCTTTGTCAATCTCGTCTAGTCGTTTAGTAGCATCAAACTTAAGTTGCTCTACGTCTTCGATTGGAACGTGAATAACACGGTCGGTATCAATGTTGTAGCTTTCAAGATATTCTGGAGTAATACCATACTCAGAATCATATAAGATTGCAACACCATCTGGATATTTGTTTAAATAAGCTTTCATGCAGTATAGGCCAAGTAGAGTTTTAAAACTCTTGGATTCACCTGCTACTACAGTTAAGCCTGGGAGTAAACCACCTTTCAGTGAGCCGCAGAAAGCGATATTCACAATGGGTAGTTCTGTTTGTATTGGGTCTTTGGTATTAAAGAAGGAACTCTTTGATAGGACAGTCGACCCTTTGACTGACCCCGCCTTCAACATTTTGTCAAGTAGACTCATAATTTATTCTCCGCTTAGAATTTGATGTAATTTATCTGCAAAAGCATCAAGCTTCTCATAACGATTCGGCCAATAGATATAATCTTTTTCCGGATTCGCTTTGAGATTGTTTAACAATGGGATAATTGCTTCGTACATAATTTGAGCTCTTGCAGATGCGTCTTCAGCTGATGCTGTAGCAGATTCGGCTTGAGCTTTAGTTTCTTGTACGACTGATAACTCATCTTCTGTCATGGCTGTAAAGCCGAAGTCAAAATTGGTCATATCGATTGTTGTTTTAGTTGACATACTTTCTCCTGTAAATATGGGGACCCGAGAGCCCCCACCTTAGATTAATTTCGAGCAAGGTCCTTGAAGATTGCAAGGTCATCGTCATCATCATCTACTACAGATGCAGTTTCTGCTGCAGCTGGTGCCGGAGTCGGCGCAGATGCAATAGTGCTTGAGATATCAAATCCATCATCTTCTTTAGCCTCATACGGTGATGCAGCTGAAACTTCGTTAGTTTCATTAGCAAGGTCAAGTACTCTAAAGAGCTTGGTCTTGAGTTCATCATATGATTTAAAGTTAGATGGTTCTACGAGAGCTTGTAAAGAATGCTCTTGTTTCCAAACACCTTCAAGTGCTTCATCATCATCTAATAGCGGTGTTGGTGAGTCAAACTCTGACTTATCATAGTTTGGGTAACCCTCAAACTTACGAATTTTTAGTCTAAAGTTTGCACCTTCCCACAAATCGAATGGATTTACTGGTTCTTCATCTTCAAAGGTAGGATTCATCAAGTCATTCAACTTGTCGAATATTTTCTTACCAAATGAGTACATGAAGACTTTACCTTCGTTATCTGGGTTTCCTGGGTCTTTGACAACATAGATATTTGAAGTGTACTTCAACCTACGTTTCTGTTTACGAGCTTGGTCTTTATCAGCATCGATACCAGAATTCCACAACTTAGAGTTGTATTCAGATACTGGGTCATCGAGGTTAATAGTAGTCAAGCTGTTTTCAATATACCAAAGTCCTGTAGGGCCTTGGAAACCATGGTCCCAAATCCTTACGAAAGGCATCTCCTCGTTTTCACAAGCAGGTAGGAAACGAATAATCGCAAAGCCGTTACCAGCTTTATCTCTTGTTGGTTTCCAGAATTTACCCTCGTTTGGGTCTTGGTATGATTTAGTTGAAATCTTATCGAGTTGCGCATTGAGCGTATCGAGTGACTTCGTACGATTCTTCTTAAGCGAAGCAAAGTTTGTAGTTGCCATAATAGTTTTCTCCTTGTATAGCGTTATATAGCGTAATATTACAATTGAAAGTAGACACGAATTATGTCTTTAAACTTTCGTTCATCATATACTAGAAAGGGTTTATACTTTCTAGATAGTCTTATTATATCATGTGAGATTATTTTGTCAACAATTTTTTCACCCCAATAATCAAAAATATTGGCTGTATGAGTCAGAATGGTGAAGGTCTCTAATGAAATCTTCTTCTGACTATACATAGTCATAATGTATGGATGTTGACCATCCCTTGATATAAAATTTGCTGTCCAATCTTCTTTGAGATTTTTCAGCTCGGATTTAAAAGTGTAAGTCAATGACTCTTGCTTTTTCCTCCAATCGTTGTATCTGTCTTGGGCCTCATAATCGAGTAATTGCCTTATCCAGATATTTGGATTATTTATAAAATTTGCAAGCATAAAGTTAACAACATCATCTCTTTTTGCTAATTTTGCAAAACTGTATGCATCTTTTCTAGTACGAAAAGTATCCATTGAAGCTCTGACTTTACCATTGTATTTGTGGTAGTCATAGCCATCAGATGTGAAGTGCTTTTTGAGTGCTAGATATTTTATATATGTTTCAAATCCAGAATCTACCATTTAACAACCTTTAATAATGTCGTCTAAGTTGGGCTCTTCTGGTTTAACCATTCGTAAACTAATGGCTTCTGTTTTAATCTTTTCTTTTAGTATTGAGCTCTTCTTTACGATTTGAGCTATCGTTTCAATTTCTAAGTTGTTCTTTTCTGCAAAATCTACTAGAGCATCAATATAAGGAACACCCTTAGATAAATTTGAAGAGATTTCGTGATGTATTCTATCTGGCGTCAGCGTAATCACACCCATTTTATCCTTCTCTCCTGCTTTCTGTTTCTTAGTCATAATATCCTGTTATTATATACTATTATGTCCATGCTGTCAACATGTTTCGTTAATATGTTTAAAAAAGATGTTTTCTTCGACATGTTAGTATATTCTGTAGGTAAAAGGCCTTATTGCCTTTATGAGAGTATATTATAACACGTTGTGATGGATTTGTCAACCTTTATTTGCTATACTTCTTCAAATAAAACTTTGTTGACATATTGGTCTTTGAGTTCTTCGGATATTCCCATCTTCAGAATAGAAGTATGTAGCATACGATTGAGCTTCTGATTACGGCAATACTTGTTCTGTGCTTCTATTGTATTGAGTTCCTTGTCTTGTCTATAGATAGGATTTCCCATTTCGATTGTATAAAATGAAGCAAGATTGATTGCCATTTGACAAAGTTGTTCTGTCTCTTCGCCTTCTCTTATCGCTCCTGCTCCTACAATATTAGGACTAAATATTTCCATAGCCCAATCAGGCATGACCCTTGCACGGGTCCATGTTAACCCTTCAGTCTCGTACTTAAATTTATCTAGATAGGAGTGAGGGCCTTCAGTAATAGGAGAATAGTCACAGAAACATCCAGAGATTTTTTTAGGATTTGCAACTATATCCAAACCAAAAATTGGTAAGTTAACATGAGGCTGTGGAAATACATTGATATGCATTAGCCAAAGTTTGTTCTTACCAACTGGTTCTATTGTCTTTAAATGAGCTTTACGAATTGTATCGCTTTCCCAAAAATAATCTGACCATCCCGGCAAATCACCAGCGTGAATATGATTAGGGTTTTCAACTCTTGTCATAGAGGAATCAAAGTCATCTATGAGTCTTGCTGCAAGTTTTCTTAATTGGTCAAATAATTCTGAGTCAACTATCATTCGTCAAACTTTTGAAGTTCTGTTAATATTGTTTCACTGCTATCATAATCTTCTGGATTGTCGTGATAGAGTTCTATAAGTTCAAAGAACATGCGCTCTGCGAATTCAAAACATATTCTAGCTTCATCAGCCATATCATCATCAAGTAATGCTCTTACTCCAGTGATAAGTGCTTTCCTGTCGTCAAACTCATACATAGCTCCAGTACCAGGAACATGTTTCTTAATAATTTGACCACCGTGAGCATCACCAAAATGTCTTACATATAAATGAGCTAATAAACCAGTATTGTTTCCGTCTTCGTAGAGTACGTCAATGTGTTTTTGATATTCAACTACGCTCTTTAAAGGTTCTTCAACTTCATCAAAATCATACATATTTTCGATTTCAACTAAATCATCTTCGATTTGTGTTGACCTAAAAATAGATTCTAATTCGATGGGTATTGTAACTGCACTTTCAAGTGCTGAATAGTTAGCTAATTGAGCTGCTAAATATTGTTGATATAGTCTTGGTGGAATATTTCCACTCAATAGCATATCTGCGAATTCTGTTCGTTCTGCGTTATCGTGATGCTCTTTGGTGAGAGCTTTAAGGTTGTTTGACATTGATGACTCCATTATATTGTTGGTTTTCACAAAGCTTATTTATAAATAGTTTCATAGTCATGCTAATTTGATAAAAATAACAACGGAGAAATTGTATGTTAAATTTAGATAGTATAAAAGGAATTGTTAATCTTGGTAAAGATTGGATTCTTAACAGACTAGGAGAAAGAACATCGTGGGATGGCGGTTTAATTATTGCTGTTTGCGGTGGATATTTACTTTTCGGTGGAATCATCGAACTAGTAGCATGGGCCGGTTTATTATACGGTGCATGGACACTTTGGAAAACAGAGGCATAAAATAATGGCTGATGAAGATAAGAAAGTAGAATCAAAAGCATATCACCCTGCTGATACTAACGGAGACGGAAAAGTCACTAAAGTTGAGCATGATATGTTTCTTGAGTTCAAAAGAAAAGAGCTCGAAGATGCTGATGCGATGCGAGATGCACAGCGTCAAATGGCATGGTTTTCATTATATGGAATGTTAGCATATCCTGTTTTAGTAATTGGCTCTAATGTAGTCGGTTATGAAAAAGCAGCTGATATCTTGGGTGACATGGCAGGAGTATATTTTATTGCTGTTGCTGGTATTGTTGCCGCGTTCTTTGGTGCACAAGCTATGATGAAGAAGTAGATTCATTTTACTTTCTAAAGGGACCGCAATGGTCCCTTTGTTTTATTTTTCTACAGAATGTAATGTTTCGATTTTGACAGTGTCGTGATAGTCACCATCTGAAAAATCTCTGATCGCTGTTTCTTTATATAGATATCCGTTATGTACTCTATATGAAATTGCTTCTTTTCTAAATACGCCATCCATTTTGTTTAACGAGTTTTTGAAAGGTCCTTCGTTAAATGCATCAAATGGTTTAGTAGCATCATCAATTATTTTCTTTTTAACTGATGTAAGTGTTTCGACGTTGTGTCCTTTATAGTTCATATTATAATTCCCAATTCACGTGGCCAGATGGCATAAATGATTTAGTGAATCCTGCATCTACCATCTGTTGTTCGACATAGGAATCACGTTCTAAGTCTGAGATTAAATCCCATCCAAATTCTGTACTACCAGGATTTTCTGATAGCCATTGTTGTTTTGCTTTTTCTAAACATTCCAATACTGTATTTTCTTGTGGGTCGTTATCGGAAAGTGGTTGTACTTCAATACCTGATGGCATTGTTACTGTGTTTGGTGTCCAAATTTCTTCGCTCATCTTAATCCTAGCATTTTGTAGTTAACTTGATAATATCCATTAGAATTCATTACGATAGCTTCTGGCATATATTCCTTGACTTCTTGTGCAAGTACTCCAGATGATATTCCTCTTACTCCAAGAGAATTTGCTAATTCGTTCCATTCCCAAGTATATGTTCTGTGACCATTAACATCACCGACATATTTGATATTTGTTTTAAGTCTTTGGTCAGACCAGATAATCCAATAATATCCAAGAGTTGTTCTGTATCCACTCACTCCGTTATGAGCTTGCATAAAGTAGTATCTTGTTCCACCAAACCATCTCATAACATTAGCCGTAGACCAAGCACTTGAAAATTGTGATGGATAACTTGTAGATGTAGTGTTACCGTAATAGTATGTTGAAGTTCCTATTGGTCTACCATAATCTGTTGTTGTATATGGTGGAAGTGTTGGATTAAAACGAATATACCATCCACTTGAGTAGAACCAATACGAAATACGTTCTGGGCCGGGTCTTTGATTAAATCTTGGTCGACCACGAACTCTATGAGAATTACTATCTGACATAGAACCCCAAGCCCACGAACCATCGCGGCTTCGGTATTCTGAATTATAGATAGGATTTGTTCCACCATAGTATTGCTGAAGCTCTGAATAGTATTGTGGATTTCCTGACCTTGTTGATGGCATTAGCTTGACCTTATTTCTATATCTTTACGATAGTGCTGGGGTGCATCAATCTCTACTATAGCAGGACAAGTCACTGTGATTGTCTCTGTAGTATTAACTAATTCGTTGTTAACCCATATATAAGAGTCATCTGTTGGAATGTCTGAGATGGTCACTGATGTATTAGCAGGTACGGTAATTTCACTAAAGTCATTAAATAAAACTAATGTTGGTTCGTCTTCTGCGTCTGCTCTACCTATAGTTACAGGTAATCCAGTTTCTGGGTCTGCAATACCAGCGATTTCAGTATTAGAAAAGAAATCTTTATCTACTGCTGTATGCGAATAGGTTAAACTCACTTCAGTTTTATCCATTATTGTATTAGCAGAAAAATCCCACCATTTTGTTTCATTGGTAAGTTCATTACCATCTGGTATTCTAACAACATGAAAGTTGGTATTGGCAATAGACCAATCTCCAAATGCTTCAATGTTATCATCGTTCATGCCTTCGAGTGCACTGTCGATTCTACCTGATTGTGTGTTTGCTACAAAATACATTATTCTTTATCAGACTCTTGTTGTATTAACTCTTTAACTTTATCGAGCTTATACCACAGTCCACTATACATGGTTTCTCTACCATCAGCATGAACTGCAATATATCTTTTATAGCCGTAAGGTCTTTCAGAAAATAATCTAATACCTTTATAACTATACTCGAATAATCTCATAGCTATTTATTAATCAATTAACAATTGAATTAAGCCTGAGTTCCAATTTTCTGCAACATCGTTTGCATAGGATTGACTTTTACCTGGTAACTTACGAGACTCTACGACTCTTCCGTTCTCAATTAAGTCAACTACATACATGGAATCTGGTCCACTGCTTCCACTTGCGTTATCGCCTTGAACTGTTTCTCTACGAATTGAACTACTTCTATTCACCTAATACCTCCCAACCTTCTACGGTATCTAATCTAAATGATCGCCATGCGTCTTTATCTAATGCCCATACTGGAAACGCTTCAGTGTCTGTACCTTGTACATTGACTTTATTCGTTACTCCATTGGCTTCTAATACTACTGGGTTAAGAGTGCATGGCATTACTCTCAACTCACCAGTGTCAATTTTACGAAAAGATACAGTTACTGTTCCTTTCTTTAATGCTTCTAGCAAATTACCTTTTTCACTTTGGTTCATAATATTTCCTCTAAATTGGCCTCCCCTGAGAGATTCGAACTCCCGACCGCCTGGTTCGTAGCCAGGTACTCTATCCAGCTGAGCTAAGGAGAGATGTTGTAATATGTTATTATAACACGTTTGCTTTAATTTGTCAACCCCAAAAGAGATTGCCACCAGTTAAGCCAAAATAAGCCGTGGTCTTTCATAATACCCACAGCCAAAAATGACCATCCTACTCCGTTTAAAAGTATTAGTGCTCTGTCTTCCCATAAGATGGAAACCCACATCCACAATCCAATACCAATAAAACTAAAATATAAATCTAATAAATGGTAATCTTGACCAGATGAGCGGAATATAATAGCAGATAAAACAAAGAAACTTGCTACCCACTTAATATACCAATCTAATTTCTTTTCACCACGTTCACTACGTATCATTTTATAAGCTCCGCTAAATTCATCAGTACTGCTGTACCAGTGATTGCACTACCAATCATAATTGCTTTATCATTCCAACATTGACCAACATATACCCAAGCGATCGAGCTCAATGCATATGCTATTTTACCTTCTGTCATAAACCCTGCACTTTGTAGAAATACGCCAACGACAGCAAAAATTGTTGCTATCCATTTAACATAACTATCTAATCCACCTGTTGGTGTACTAGGTGCAAATGTATCTACCTGTTCTTGAAGTTCTTCCATTTCAGCACGAAGGCGACTACGTTCAGCATTGAGCTCCATAGCCAACTTTCCAGCTTTAGACATTGTACTTTCTTTGTACTGTTCTTTAACTTCTTTTTTCATAGCAAGGACCGGGTCAGAAACCATTAAGTTAATGATTCCGTATTTGTAATATGTTCTGTTGGTATATCAACTATAATACCATCAAGTCTTCGCACGAATGTTGTCGAGTCACTGACTTCGTTTATTGTTCCAATTACTTCTAATACAACACCTTCTTTAATTGGGTGATTGTAAGTAATCTTTTTTCTTCCTGCTGTTTCTGTACTCATTTTGTTTCCTCTTTTAAATATTCCATTGTTTCGTTCCAATCTTTTACATTGAATGTTTTACCATAATGACCGAGTTTAATCATCATTGCCAATGGATAATCGTTACCGCCGTGTTGACATTTATCTCCGTAGAAATATAATTCGTATTCTTCATTTAAATCATTAGCGATAATACTTTTGTTTAGCCCTTTCGGGTATATATCAATGGAAATTTGACCACCAATAGATGTCTGTAAATCTTTAAACTGTTTCTCAATAAGGCCTGATAATGCTTTACGCTCATTGTGTACAGCGTCCCATTTAGCATATTCTTCTCTTTGATGTTGAGTACAATCACGACCAACAGTACTTAAATTAAGCATTCCTGTACGAACTTCAAGATGATTACCAGTTTTAATAGGATATCTTGAGTGGTGTATCATGTTTTCTAAATAATGTTTAATCTCGTATGATGGCTTCCAATCGTGATTTCTCACTCTTCGATTACCTTCCCATACTTCACCACCACTACATTGGTACACAGCTTTACAAGCTTCGTAAATTTCAAAGCCTACTTGTTCAAATGTTTTTGGTCTATCAGAACCTGTTATGAGATAAACAGTATGCTCTTTTGCAAAAGCTAAAAAGAGTTCTTTAAATTCGGCATCCATAACACCTCTACTAGGAGTTAACGTACCATCTACATCAAATATATAAGCTTTTTCTTTCATAATCTATCTCAGTGGTGGAGCATGTAGGTTCTGCCCCTACAGAATCTTTTATTGCAAATAAGAGATTGGCCCTAGCCGTGCCCCATGTTTTAAATATCCTTTTTTCATAGCCTTCTTGCGATCAGTATGCGTAGCAGGTTTATTGAACTTATTACAGTTCTTCGCTACTGGATTTAATTTGTTCCTTTCCATGTTTTCTAAACCTTTTGTTATATTGTCTTTTAATCTTCTTAACAACACCTGACCTATCTAGATATTTATAAAACTTACGAGCTGTTGTAAAGGCGTCATATTCGTCACCACCCTTCATTGGAATCTTTTTATCAGTCATAAGCTTCTATACAAAGAGATTCTTTCTCACTAAAAGAATATCCCATTGCCTTCATAAAAGTTTCAAATATTTCAACCATGTCATCACGTGATAAGTCTTTTTGCATCACATCAATAGTAACACGAGTATTAACAGAAGAGCTATGTTCGTAAGGATTACATATCAACTGAATGTATGGTTTTTCTGTAGCAGTTGCTTTCAATGTTTCTTTCCTATCTCTAAAAGTGGTACCTCGAGCCGGACTTGAACCGGCAAGGCATTTCTGCCGAGGGATTTTAAGTCCCTTGTGTTTACCAATTTCACCACCGAGGCATTAATTGGCGCGCCTGGGAGGATTCGAACCTCCGACCAATAGCTTAGAAGGCTACTGCTCTATCCACTGAGCTACAAGCGCGTTATTTGATAACTAACTTAAGTAGTCTGCTAATTTTGGTCTATCTCTTCCAAACTCATCTTTAGGTGTAAACACAAAATTAGAGTAGTCCCTATACATTTCTAAGAATAAAGGAATCTCTTGAGCTATCGCTTGGATACGCTTAGATTCCTTACTACCCTTTTCCCACGCACGATGGTCGTCACTATAGTGATAATACCAATCGTGCTTTTCCAACAATTTAAAAAATTCTGATGGTGACATTAGCTATTTAAATCCTTCTCAAACTGTAGTACCATTTTGTTTTGTAAGCGTCGGGCTTCCTTTTCCCAAGGTTGGTCCCAATACTCTGTGTCTGCGTGGTCCCTACCTTTCCAATGCTGTAGTGAACTTGATAGTTCGCCACGAGCAAATTGTTTGACGTGTACCATTTCGTGAGCAAGAGTTGATAACCAATTGCCATATAGACCAACATCGACAATAAAGTTACGAGTGTCGACAGATTCACAAAGACCTTCAGAACTGTTTTCAACAAAAAGTTTGTGGTGAAACTTTACGTGAATATTTGTTTTAAGCCTTGAGATTCCAAGCTGTTTTGAAAATGAATCAATAGCCAATAAAGCCATTG